AAAAGACATCGCCGCCGCAGAATCCGCATCACCTTCCGCTTCCCTGACAACTGCAATAGAGCCTCCATGATCTGAGCCACCAGTTTCTCCAACATAAAAAGTAAGGGCAGGACCATGCCCAGCACTCATATCAACGCCCTCATCTTTCTGTTCTAGTCTTAGTAATTCAAGCGGGGTGGCGGCATTTCCAAGAGCCGCTGAATATACATGAAGCGGTGCTTCTCCTGCCGCTCCTACACCGACGTATGATGATGAAAGATATAGAATTGAACTAGTACCTTCTCCATCTGATACGGTTCTACCAGTTCCATCTATACCGCTGTTAGAATTGCTTACTTGTAGTAAGTCTTTATATGTTGAAGCAATCGAGTTACCCGTTAATGCAGCCATTTCAATCTCCTTTCCATGAGATCAGATTGCACGGCTTTCCGTGCGGTTTTAATATTAATCAATGAAGTTCCACTTGCGGTCTTCATCTTCAAATTTTGTTAAAATAGTAGACCAGCTATTATGAATCATATATTCCGGCATCATAGCTGACAATCCTTCGGTAGTCTCACCAACCATATCGGCAAAAGTCAATTTTATCGCCTGGTTGATAGTTGCAGAAGTTCCACCTTGGTCCACGGCCCATGCTTTGAGCATTTTACCTAGACTACCAGAATGACCAAGAGCTTCCAGTCCAGCGCGCATAGCATCATTAAGACTTTTAGCAGTGGAAGTGCCGGCCACATCGAGCCAGTATTCCTTCCACAGATCATTTATATTGCGCTTGGACCCAATAGCCATTTATTAATCTTCCTTCTTCTTCTTCTTTGCCTTTGGTTTTGGCTTAATAGCCTTTCCATCGGCATCACATTCAATAAATCTATCCTCAAAAGACTCAATATCATGGGATCTGGAATCATACTCGATAATCTTATCAGTATTGCCAATCTTGAATTTGTCTTTCGGCTTTTTAAAGTATCTCATCACTTTCTCCTGTTAGGGTGCCCAGGGGGAAATACATCCCCCTGGGACTATTCAATCAGATTATGATACGTCTGTCAACATGTAAACGCCGAAGGTATCTTGCACTTCGATCACACCGCACTTTAGAGATACGACGTATTCTGTGTGCTGGTACGAAGCATCGCGCTGTGTCTCAACATTAATAAGACCAGCAGATGAAATACCAAGACCAAGAGCGTTCTTAGAGAACATTCCAGCAGGACAGTCATTATTTCCGTCCTCTGAGACTTCCTGCGAGTAGTAAATATCTACTCCCCCTAATCGTCCCACATAGCCATTAGAAAGCATTTCAGCAGAAACTGGGTTATCGGCCAATGTTCCAGTAGATGATTGAACAATCAATCCTTGGATTCCTTTTGCCCCCCAAATTTGTTTGCTATTTCCAACGTATGAAAATGGCATGGGCGCTCCGGCCCCGTGAAGCTGGCGAGCCGCGTCGAAGAAAAAATCCAAAGTCAAAGCATTACCGGCAGAACCGGAAGTTTGACTAAAGCCAGCGATTAGATCTGTAAGTAGATCATCGACTTTCAGAGCAGCGGCATGTCCTAAGTTATCTGCCACATTACCGGTCAGATCATAGGGTGCGCCCAAAATTGCCAAATCGGTCAGGTCAGAACGTACAACGTAGTTTGCGATGATACATTCATGTGCGCCGGTGGCTACTGCGATTGAAGATCTTTCACTACCTTCAGAAAGAGAAGTAACATCCGAAGATGCTTTTGCTGTCATGTCCACAAAAGTTACCGATGCAGCACCTGGAGGTGCTACCGCAGAATTTACAAGCGGAGCCATGACATTAGATTTAGTAAACGCCATTATTACGTCTGGTAAAATATGGTCAGACGCTGATACCGAATAATTGGCAAATGACGATTTTTGTGTTACAGCCATTTCTTAATTCCTTTATTCATAAGATTTTTTTAATGTTCCAGGACCAAAGCCTGAGAAGCATCCAATCGTTTTAGACTTTTTGCCTTTTTGCATGCGCTCAATATTTTCCTGAGTAGCATCTACGAAATCAACAGCAGTTATATGCTTGCCGTCGCGCGTTGCCACTGGCAATCCATCTGGACCGGGGTCCATTCTAAGACGGTCTTCGGGATCGTGATCGACCCCTAGGACTATATCTTTTTTTCCGTCAACTATCGCCACTTGGATTAAATATGTTTCCGAACTTGCTTTTTAAGCCAGTTCCTTCTTTAGCTTTTGCATATCCGACTGGATCATTCGTTACCCACTCCAGGGCAGACGAATAACCTCCTGTTGTTGAACTTTTAGCAACACTTTCATCGGTCCGAACATCTTTTAAATTATATCGCTTAGAAAACTTGAGAAGTTTGTCCGTAGACATATCTTCTGCGAATTCGCGATCTTCTTCAGGTACTGACTCCAAAGCGTCAGCTCGCAACGACTTTTCCAGACCTTCGCCGTATTCGACTTTTGCCTTTAGTGCAGCAGTTTCTTTTTTTTGATCTTCAAAAAGAGTTCTGTAGTCCTCTTTTTCAACAAGCTGCTGATCCTTAATCGCTTTAAGCTGATCTTGTAGTTTTACTACTTTAGATTCAGATTCCTGCGCCCTGGTTCTATATTTCTTGCTTTCCGCTATAAGAGAGCCGTAGTCGGGCGATTCCACACTTTTCTCTTCTTGCTGCTCCACTGCAATCGGTTCTTGAGCTTTCTGCTCGACCACACCTTGATCCTGTTCATTAGACATAATATCCTCACATCCTTATAATGTTTACGACGTAACCTTTACCCGTAAAAACATCTTTAAAGTTCTGTGCAATCTTTCCTGCGATTGCAGCACCAACTTTATCTTTTACCTTGATTGGCAAGGGGTTTTCCTTATCGGAAACAATTCTTTTTTTCCTGGTATTAGTATTTTTACCATAATGACCGGTTTGATTGCCGGTTAATTTTTGTGCTTGCCTGGAATCTGTAATTCCATACATAAAACCTGAGTTTGATGCCTTAATAAATTTAAAAGAGTCCATCATTTGCCCAGTTAAAGTCAAATTCGGTGGATTTATCTGAGTAGATCTCTGTGATTGACCCTTTTTAACAGCTTTCCCCTGTGACTTGCGTCTTTTATAATTAGTTGTATATTGAACAAACGGTTTATTGGTACGAGCGTTTATGCCATCCACCTGGACCACAGTCCGGTGCTGTACTACCGTTTTTTTGCCAAGTTTGTCAAAGAATTCCCTGTCAAACTTGACTATTTTCTTAAAGTCGGGAACTATCATCTGCTATCATAATACTGTTGAAAGGTGACAGGATGTTTCCAGTTCTTCTTATCTTTCTGGTCTTTATACCAATCACTTGCGTCTTTTCTATTTTTGTCACTCTGTTTTTGATCAAATGCTTTACCCCAATGATGTCTACAATTTGGGCCACCGCCTTCATCGAAAGCACCGGGATACTGTTGGTCGATTTCTCTTAAAGTCAAATCTGGACTCGCCAGCATTACTCTACATATCGCGCGCGTCTTCCCATCTAATGGCCCAATATATTGATATAACTCACTGTCCGGTGCATTATCTGCCATCACCCCTACGACACTGCGGTTGAACTTGGCCATACCCGATGTTATAAAAGTTTCAATGTTCTTGGATTGAGTCAACGGGTCGCGCAGGATCATGGACCTAATTTCATTTATTGATCTGCCAGATGACAAACCCTGGGATGTGGCCAGTCTAATACGTTCACCAAATTGGACTGTAAAACTTTCCAGTGCTTCACGTTGCATAAATTCTAAGGCCGCTAGTTGGCCCTCAGTCATTGGCGCAAAGGCAACCATGTCATCCAATATTGCCCCAAGTCTTGATATATAAGCATTTACAGCACTCTCCATATTGAGTGTAGTGAGCCAGTAATCTACCATGCTTAAAGCAGCAAGGGCGGCTAGAACTTCTTCTAAGTCAAAACCTTCTTCTTCCAGTTCGTCTACATCGGTCAGGAAGTCATCCAGCGATACTTCAAACTGATTGTTGTAGTCAGCAAACGCTGAATCAATAGTATCTTCTAATGGCACTAGTTACCCTGTAGTCTTTGCAGTAACCGGTTTTGTGGCGGCTTAACTTGTTCTTCCCTTTCCTGTTCCCACTTGGCG